GTGGTTCTCTCAAATCATATGTACGAATACCAAATAGATTTCTACCCTCTAAGGCAAATCTACTATTACCCCATGCACTCTCTAAGGCAGCCTGAGCTACCAATAGTTCTAAGTTTACAGGATAAATGTCACTTGTGGTATTGTAAATATAATTTACACAAGCAATCGTACTATTAATAAATGTTTGATTGTTTTCTCTCTCAAAGTTTGGTAATGTGTGTGTGGTAATTGCCTCTAAGGTTTCTACCACTTCTTCCATTTCAAGTTCTAATTCAGCAGCCTTAACATTTTCTTTTTCTGCCGATACAACATACCATATACCAGAAACAAACAAGATGACCGTTACAACCATTAATGTTTGTAGAATTGTTTTGATTTTTTGTTTCACTAAGCCCTCCTAATTACAATATAATCATAACTAGAAATAGACTCTGGCTCATTCTCGCCGTACACNGACCAAGTACCTATTTCAATATTTTTATTCTTCTTTTGAAAGAATTGCAAATCATTNTTATTCATATATTTAGACATGGTCTTAAATATTTTTTCTGATTGTTTTTCTGTGAAATTGTTTAACACATCTGTAGCCCAATTACCAGTATANTAAATAATAGTCTTATTACTACTATTAATAAAACTGTCTAGTTTTTTAGGTACAGAATTNATGACCGACTTTAGATAGTGGTCAAGTTCCTTTGATTTTCTTGTTTGTGCCATAATATAGTTCTCCTTCTCATTACAAACCTTTGATTAAAAATTTATTAATTACATTTTTAGTTGGTATCACGGTAGTATTACCGCCATCACCTAACTCAATTAAGTCTTCATCATAATTATAATCACTCATTAATACATGTACATCTTTAGTTTCTTTTACAAGCCAACCTGTAGATACACAAATAGCAGGTTTAGATTTTTGTATCTCTTTTAGAGTACGCCAACCTGAATCTGATTGTATATCCTCCCAATACACCATATAGAAATCAAATTCAAATGGTATGCCAGGAAGTACATCTGATTTTATTCTTTTTTTAGCCACTTATTTCCTCTTTGTATTTTTCATCAGCTTTCATTCTTAGCTCTTGAGCAATACTTTCTAAAATAGATGGTAAATGTTTTTCTAAAACACTTGTCATCTCCAAAGAAAAATTGTATGCCAACCTGGCTAACTCTGTTTCTAACACTGACATATCCACACCGTCACCGCTTATGTTTTCTTTAACAACATGAGCAATAACAGCTGTGTTATAATCATTTGCTTGTACTGATTTTGCAAAAGCGTTTAAACTGAACCACAAAACAGCAAGTATAAGTATCATTTTTTTCATAATATATCCTTTCTCAATATTTATTGGTATACTATACACTATATTTGCTCATTAGTCAAGCGTTTTTTTCGCTTTATTTTACTTATTTTTAGTGGTTTTGTTCTATTTTTGTTCTGGTTCTGAACGCAAAAATTTATCATTCCAACCAAATGCCTCTTTGACAACTGATTCGGTAAGACCTTTATACATCTTATTTAATGATTTGTTTTTCATACCAAGTAAAACTTTAGCTTCATCTTGATGTAGACCCTCTAGTATTTGAATAAACATGGTTTCTTTTTGTGTTTTTGTAGTGTCACCATCAGCGCCTTGTACAAAATGCCATAATCTTTTGGCTTCATTTCTTAATAAACCGTGTTCAGTACCTATTGGTGCCTCGTTAGCAATATATGGTGGATCACCTTTTGGTAAATCCCATATAATACTTTTATCAAAAGCACCCTTTAACACTTGTCTTAATGGTGCGTTATCATATTCTTTTAATATTGCTATTTTTTTTGATTTATCTTTTGCGTTGTTAATTTTTGTTAGAACCTCTGAAAACAATACTACATTTTCACCTATACCTCTTGTACCGGCTACTGATGCCATTGCTTTTGGATTCATTAAATTTGGATTTCTTTGTTGTTGCTCTGCCATAATTTCTCCTTCAATTCATGTATCTATTTATACGACACATATACCACGAATACTAATGCCATTATAAACATATATATTAGTAAATGATTACCTAAATTCCATGCACTTTTACCAACGGTATTTGGATTTTTAGGATCTATAAATTTATTTTTCATCATGTTCTCTTACTTTTAATATAGTATATAAGACTATTATTGTTACTGGTACACCTATAAAAAATAATCCTAATAACCCCATTAAAACTTCCTAACAATATGTCTTCTCAATGCTCTAGTTAATTCTTCCATTTTATCTATAATGGCAATTAAACTAGGATCTGTAATATAATTTCTTTGTTCTTTTAATTTATCATATTCTTTTAATGAAATCTGCACCATAGGACTTGGTGGCGCCGCCTCATTTTCCATTGTAGCATCTAGTTGTCTTTGTTTTTCTTCGCTATCTGTCATAAAAAACCTTTTGGTTAATAATTAGTAAGAAAGGCCCCGTTAGGGGCCCTTCCCTTGCGATTATGCTGAGTAAGCTACTTGCTTACCGAATACAGCAGTAATACCAGCAGCTATAATAGCTTTTGATGGATTACCCACTCTGTACGAAACGCCTTTAGAACCACGATTTTCATAAATCATCATTCCTTCGTTTCTTAATTTACCAACCATTGCAGCTGGTGATTTAAGGTCGTAAGTGTTTCTTAATTGTTTCCAAGAAACATCAGAACCTTTTGCAAAAAGATTTCTCACTTTTGCTGTTTTTGATAGTTTAGCTGTTGCCATAACTTTATCTCCTTTTAGGGTTTTTAAAAAATTAAACATATGTTTAACATCCTTTCTTTGAGTTTAATGTACTCCTACAATTGCCTGGCAAAGCATAGTTTACTAGTTTATCAGGCGAATTCATTTTTTCTCAGGATCAAAGTCAGGTGTAAAATGTATATCAGCCATATCTGATAAATCTCTAACTTCGTCCTCTATATCTTTTGACAATGGTTTATGTGTTTTATGTTTAGTAGCTAAAACTTCATTATAATTTAATCGAGCAGTTTTTTTACCATTACTAGAATTTATAGTCACCATTTTATCTGAAAGTTGTTGTGCTGGATGTGGTTTACCAAAATCACGATAAATTAAACCTCGTATTGTATCAATGACTACAGCCAAGTCTGCTGTAAAAGTCATCTGATTAGTTCTAATACCCATATTCACAAATTTATCTAACAATGTATAAGCAATATCGTCAACATTTCCTTCAACAAATTCTTTAGTTTGTTCTTCTACTAATTTCTTATGTTGTTTCGGGTCAACAGGATGTTCAACGGTCTCTTTGTTTTTAATTCTGTTGGTCGGAAATAATATAATGTTGTCTTTATCATTCACTTATAAGTTCCCCTTTAAAATTTACTTTACCTTTATCAGCAAAATGTTCTACTAATTGATTATAACCACCAATTAATTCGCCATCAATTTTAATTTGAGGCATTGTTCTAACAGGTTTACCAATGTCTTCAATCAATTTACTAGGATCAGAACCAAAATCTTTTTCTAAAGATTTCTCTTCGTATTCAAGGCCAAGATTTTTAAGTAAACCTTTGGCCTTGGTACAAAAGACGCAATTGTTTTTACTGTAAACTGTTATTGTCATTGTCATCATCCTCTATCTTATAGCCAAATTTAGAATATTTATTTTTCTTTAATTTGTTCCATGCTTTTTGGCTCTCACCATTTAGATTGTAAGCGTCAACAGCTTGTTCAATAGTATAATTAAACATCTTATTGTACTCACCTAAAGGCAATCTCATACCAATCCATGTTCTATAGTAACCATTTTTAGTTAGAGTTACATCTTGAGCAAAGATTTCATATCCTCTTACAGGTGTGTTTGTAATAGTATTAACAATAACACTTTCAACTTCGGTAACTACTGTCTTTGTTTCTGTTTTACCAAGTTCTTTAATGAATTGTTTTGACTCTTTATTCATTTCACCTTTGATAATGTCTGCCAATTCAGATTTAGCCATCATTTTAGCTTTCTCTATTGACAATTGTAAATCAGGCGATACTGCCGTAGCAACACCAAAGATACATTGTTTATCATTGTCTGATTTCTTTAACCATTTTAGGTCACAAGCTTTTGACTCATTGATATCAGCCATATACCATGCCGGTACTTTGTCAACAACATTACCTTTCTCTGATTTAATCTTATAGGTGCTATTCATACTAGAGCAGGCACTTAAACCTACGATAGCCACTAGAGCACCTAGTTTTATCACTTTATTCATTATATTTTACCACTTTCTTTTACATTATATATTAACTCTTGTAAAAAGGCAAGCGTGGATTGTACATATGTTAATGCGTCCTCACTTGATACTTCATATATTATAACTAATACAAGAGCGACTATGATTAAATTTCTAATCATTATCTCACCTCCCATTCACCATTTACATCTAAACATACTTTTCCTGGTGTTTTAAAAGCATGACCTGACCGACTATAATATCGGCAGTATTCAGGTGTATTTACATCATGGTAATAAAACTGAGCAAACAACTCCCAATAACCTGGAGTATCTGGAGCTTTTCTACCATCAGCACACTCTAAAATTTCTCTTTTTGTAATTGTATCGCCTTCTTGTACGATCTCAACCTTTACATAACAATATTGGCCATCAACTTTATCTGGCGATATTGATTTTATTTTACTATGTAAAACTTGTTCACCTGCAATTGCGACACCTGATATAATTAAAAATATAATTAATATAAATGTCCATGTCAAATATCTTTTCATATTATATCTAGGATCAAACATATTTTTTTAATTCGTCTATTGATTGTTTTGTATTATATATCTCTTCTTCTAAATTGTCAATGGTGGTTTGATTACTACAATAATCAATAATTTCTTGTTTACCTTTGATTTCGTTCTCTAATTGTTCTATTCTCTCATTATATCTATTATTATAACTCATCTTTTTTCTATCCATCTACCATCTGGCAACTGACAAGCAGTACCAAATACCACTTCTCTATTAACACCACCAATACCAATCAATGGCCAGCTACTTGTTATATCAATTGTAG